TGAAGCACAGCGTCAAAATCAAATACAAGCTGCTCAAGAGCCATATACACGTTTGGAAATTGGTCAGAACCTTCTTAAAGGCATTCCTAGCGCGGGATTATCTTCTACATTCAAATCTGCCACCACTCCAAGCACCAACCCGTTTTTAGCTGGAATTGGTGCATATAGTGCGCTTCAGGGCATTAAGCCATCCAATAGTGGCTTTGGAAATTAGGAGAGCGTAGATATGGCGATCAAGCCAGTAACAAATTCAGGAATAGGGTCGGTTGACGATTTTTACACTGGGGATTTTATGACTCGCCTCAGTCGTATGTCTAATCCTGTGCCAAGAGATTTAAATTTACGTCCACTAACAACCTTAGAAAAAGTATCAAGAGCCAATCCAAGAGAGAGTGGATCAAAACCCTTCAGTGACATGTATCAAGGTATAGGGGGTTTTTTACCTAAAAATTTTGGAATCCCGAAATTTACTGGAGATGCTGACACTGTAGGTGGACAATTGTTACAAGGTCTTGGCAATGTAGGAATTGATGCTCTTGAGGGCTTGCGATTAGCTGGAGGAATACCTGTAGCTGCGGCAGCAACTTTAGGAACTGAAAGTGAATTCGCTTACAACAAAAGAATGCAAGAGTTAGCAGATGATCCAAGAAAGCCGGGCGCAGGTATACCTGCTTTTGTTGGAGGATCTTTAGCGCCATCTATGGGAGTTAGTCAGCCAACCAGTATAGTTGGCGGTCCAAGCTATCAACAAACTGGCGTAGATCCAGACCAAGATGCAGCCATTAGAAGCCAAATTGCTGATGCTCAGAGAATAACTGAAGAAGATGGTATTTTTGGGGATATTACGCAACCAGGTATGGGTATACCTGATTTTGTTGGTGGCGTTCCAGCGGCACAAGCTGAAGAGGCAGCACGAACTGCGGCTATTGAAGCTGGTAAAGATCCTGAAGATAAAATGTTTTTGGGCAAAGCTGACGCTCCTCCGCCAGCATCAAAACAAGAAACCACCAGCGGCAGCAAAGCCGTAAAAGGAGCCAATACACCAGCAAAAGAGTCCGCTGTTGCGGCTCTTGACGATGTATTGAGGCAGGTTAAGCCAGACGCAAAGCCTAAAGATTATGATGACTACATGAAAGAGTTTGCTGATCTAACTGGTTTGGATGTTTCTGGACAGCCAGATAACAGTCAGGCTTTGATGGCATTTGGCCTAGCTCTTATGCAAAACAAAGCTGGTAAAGGTTTTAATGTTGGCGAGATGCTGAGTTCTGTTGGTGCGGCTGGTGAAAAAGCCATGCCAGCATTGGCTGCGGCTCGTAAAGAAGCTAAGACAACTAGAATTAAAGCGGCTGAGTTTGCCATTAGTCGCAAGGATAAAGATGAAGCACAAATGCTTAACAGACAGCAATATTTTGTTATGCCAAAAGACGGCAAGGGATTCGCTTCAAATATTGACAAAGCCGAGTCAACATACATAAACCCTCTTGAATTAAACGCTATGGTAACAGACAAAGCGTTTACAGATAAATTTGAACTTATACCCGGATCACAATTTAATGCCATTCGGAAGGAAGCTATGAAAGGCACAGAATTAGGTGATAAGTATAGGGACAAGCCTCAAATGACTCCTCTGTTGTCGGGAGCAAAAGATCTTTTGCAAGTTCCTGTGTTTTATGAAAGTCCTAATTACAAAGGCCCTAAAACAGGGGTTAGTTATGTGCCGCAAGATGCGGCTAAAAGATCTTTAGGCGAGTTAAACAGAATGAACTCTAATTTAAATAGAGCAGAAGATCAAATTGTTGAATTAGTTACAACTATTAATAATGAAGGCGTTACTGTCTTTGATCAGACTAAAGATGGTTTAATTGCTTTTGGTAGGTCAATTGGTGTTGACTTTGGAGAGCCGGGAAAACTTACTTCTAGTCAAAAAGTATCCCTCATATTTGATCGCATTCAAGCACAATATGCTCCACAAATTCTTCAAGAAGCTGGCAAAACCATATCTGATGCCGACAGACAACGTGTCGCACAAATTGTTGGCGGGTTACAGTTTGTAACAACGAAAGAAGAATTGACTGATAAGATAAGAAGAATACATGAGGACATTATCGGTTTAGGCAGAGCAAATGTTCAACAAGCTTATAATAATTTACAAGATCTAACTGATTACGATATTGCGGGGCTTACTCCAAGATCTCAATCTAGGGCGAACTCTACTATGACTACAAGCGAGAGAGAGGAGCTACTTGCTCTTCGCAAAAAACAAGGGATAAAGTAAATGCAAGATTTTGAAGAGTTGCAAATACGCAAAGCCCTTGATTCTGGGAATCTTGATGAAAGAATAGAGTTTCAAGCCAGAAAAGCATTAGACTCTAATCCTGATGATGTTAGTTCAGTGTTAGCGGCTTTGTCTCCACAAGAGAATTATTCTGGTATAACTAATTTTAGAACGGGAAATCCTCTTGAGTCTATACAAGCAAAAGAAAAACAAACTGGTTTCAAAGGCTTTGCTTCAGAGGATATAGACACAAAGTCTGGCATTCAAAGGGCTGGTTTTCGTGCAGAGCTATCGCTTGCTGAAACAGATGCAGACCAAGTTCTTGTATTAAAGAAGTATGGTCTTGATGAGTCCGACTTCCTTCGTGACAACAGAGGCCGTTTAGCTGTAACGCCTGAAGGCGCAGCAAAGCTTGGCGTTGACGCAAACAAGCTTACTCTTATTGATGAAGAAGGTTTTAGTCGTAACGACATATCTGATCTAGCTGGCATTGCTCCTGAAATCATTGGCGGTGTTGCTGGAGCTATTACTGGTCAGATAGCCATACCTATTCCTATTCTTGGAGCGGCGATAGGCGCTGGTGTTGGTGCTGGTGGTGGTCAAGGCGCAGAAGAAATATTTGAAGCTGTTCGTGGTACACAAGCACAAACAGATGAAGAAGTATTAAAAGACGTTGCTACAGAGGCCACGATAGGTTTCTTGGCTGACGCTACTTTTGGTTTGCTTGGTGGTGCAATTAGAAAAGTTAAAGGTGGTGTAAAGCCCGGCAAGGGGTTGACTGACGAAGAGCTTAAAACAATCGGTGAGTCATTGGAGATGGGGCTTACGCCTACTTTAGCGGCGATTAAAGCACCTTCTTTGGTTGCTCGACAGCAAGGCATCGCTGAAAAGGCGTTTGGAACGTCTGATCGACTAAAGGCTAACCATGACAATATGCAATCTTTACTTGCAGGGCTTAGAGCTAGGGTTGGCGCTGGTACTGATGAAGAAGTCGGCGATATACTTATTAACGCAACTGGTAAAGAAGCTGAAGCCCTTAAAGTTGCTGAAAGGCAAGCTCAAGAGTCTGTTATAAAAACCCTTGATGATTTAGCGCAGGAAATTGGTGCGGCGGCTGAAAAGAACCTTACGCTTGAAGATGATACATTTAGAATATTAGCAAGTGCGTCAAAAGCGTTTGACGATCAAATGACTAATTTGTGGAAGCCTATTGATGCTGCTCTTGTAAAAGGAGTAGGCACAGACAAACTTATTCCTATAGACCGACTTAAAGTTATGGCTGCTGAAGTTGCCGAAATGCAGAAGCCCGGTTTAGCTGGTGGTACTTTCTTAGACCTGCAAAGCGCATTAAAAACAGTTAAGTCTTTAAAAGGCACTGAGTCGTTCCAACAGTTATACGCGGCAAGAAAATCTCTTAATGATATTTTAGCAAAAACATCTTCAAAGACAGAGGCAGATGCTATTACGCCAATGATAAAAGAATTGGATGCTAGGCTTTCTGTTAATAATATTGAAGATGTTATTTCTGCTTCTGGTAAGTCAGTCACCCCTGAAGGGGCAGAAATCCTGCGCCGTGCGTCTGAAAGACTTAATGTAGCTCGTGGACAGTATAAGCGTGGCGCGACAATATTCGATGAGCTTGAGTCGGCTGGTGTTGTTAGGGGGCTTAGATCAAAAACAAATGCTGGTGAAAGTATTAGCATTGATGACATCCGCATGGATAAAATTATTAAAAACGACAAGCCAAAGGTTCTTGATCGAACTTTACAGGCAATACGTTTAGCTAATGGAGGCACTGGTAGAAATGCTGATGCTGCCGCCGAACAATTTAGAAAGCAACTTGCTGGCGAATGGTTGCGGGACACTTTAAACAAGTCAGGCATTAATGCCTTGGACAACTATGCTCCAGAAACATTTAAAGGAGCCGCTTTCGCCAAAGCAGTTAAAGATCTTGGGCGCACGGCAGACAACTTGTTTGGGCCTGACGCTGGTAAGATTAAACAACTCGCCAAACAAATTGATAGAACATCTTTATCAAACATGGATCAAGCTGTTGTTCAACAAATACTAAAAGAAGGCGCTGACGGAAATCTTGTTGGCACAATGCAAAGGTTAGTTAATGCACAAAAAGAAATATTTGAGGCGAACAAAAGTTCTGCTTTTAAAAAGCTTTCTTCTGGAAACTTAAATGCAATTGAAGCAGCAGAGCTTATTGCTCATAGATCAACTTCTGCCTCAGACATCACCAAAATTGTCAAAAGCTTTGATGCAGATCCCGCAGCATTAGAGAAGATACGGGGTAATTATATGGAAACATTGATTGCTGATTTTGGAGAGTCCCTAACAACTGACGGTAAATCTCTAGGGGCTTTTGCTAACAGGCTTTTGGACGCAAATGAGGGCGGCAAACTAACTGCTATATTTGGTCAAGAGATGGGCGAGGACATGGCTAAATTTGCTAGAGTTTTGGCATTGAACGCTAAGACTGCTCCGGGCGGTGATCTTGTAGCTGCTAACATTGCGGCAAGCCCTCTTCAGAATGTAGGTAAAATAGTTAGATTTGGAATTTTTACTAAAGTTTTATCATCTGGCGGGTACTATGATGATATAATGAAGCAATATAGAAAAGAAATTCTTGGCGAATCTCCAGACGAAAAAGCAAAGATACTTGGCAGACTTATGGGACAGGCGTTTAAGAACGCTTCTATCCAAGCTCCTCCTCAAGTCGTGCAAGAAGGCATGAATGAAGCAGAGAAGCAAATTCGTGCTGTGGCTGACAATTCAGGATTAACCGCACAATTGTCCGCAATTCAAAACCAGATGACTGCGCCAAACGCAGCATCTAGTCTTGGAGGGGTAAGTGTGACACAACCAACAGCCCCAGCAGGAACCAGTACAATTCGACAACAAGCAGCGGCAAACCCCGGTGTAGCACAGGCGCTTGGTATTAACCCCGCGACAGCTACATTGCTAGGAACAGGAAACCCATAAAATGAACAAAGATGTGTTACGCGAAGAAATAGCCGCTGACGAGGGCTGTAAATATGAGATATATTTGGATCATCTTGGTCTTCCTACTTGTGGAGTTGGTCACTTAATCACCGAAAACGATGTTGAGCATGGCAAACCAGTCGGCACCGTTGTTGAACAGGAGCGAGTTAGAGGCCTGTTCGCATTAGACATAGCAGTAACCATAGACGAGTGCAAAGTTTTGTACCCAGACTTTGATGACTTTGACGAAGAGCTACAACATATATTGTGCAACATGATGTTCAATATGGGTCGGCCTCGACTGTCAAAGTTCGTTGGCATGAAAGCTGGAGTTGATGCTCGTGACTACAACGAAGCAGCCAACCAGATGGTGGATTCCAGGTGGTATACGCAAGTTCCAAATCGCGCTAGACGCTTGGTAGACCGCATGAGGGCGTTGGCTAATTAACAGCCGCAGCCCCTATCCCACCCTGCCCATATTTTTTATCAAACGCATCAGCAGTTAGCTTGGCTATTTGCTGACGAGCATTCCTGTGTTCGTCTGCACAAAGCTTCTGAAGCTTGTTGTAAGTAGAAATAT